TGTTTTCCGGTTTTTTTTTTTTTTTTTTTTTTTTGGTTTTTATTAAAAAACGGGATGAAATTTCATGTTATTAAACACAAAAAAGATCACGGAAAATTTTTCTATATGCTAAGCACGTCCGTTTCAAAGGTAGGGGCAGGTTTGGAAGAAATAGAATTTTCTTCTTCATACATGCGCATAGTCTTCGAGAAGGGTGGCGATGCATCTGGGTCATTGATGAAATGGGAATAGTTCCATTTTGGAGCATAGGACAGTGGTCCATCGTAGGTGGAGTACATGTCTCGTATTTCATAAAATGAAGGAAATGCAGGCACAGTAGGCGTCGCTAAATCAGGGATTCCGTCACTAAGGTTTTGTAGAACCTGTCGTTGAAGAAAGAGATTGGCGCGAACGTCGGGTTTGTATTCTGATCGGAATATGTTATAAACATCTTGGCAAAAAGAGTGAAACATATGATCTTGAGCAGCGGAAGCATACGCTATACCAACAGCTCTTGCAGCCATAGTGTGAGGCTTAAGGCCGTTTTCTGGGTAACAGAGTTGGGCCACGAGTTTTGATATATCGCGCTTTGGTGAGCCAAAGTTACATTGGTAACCTAGGGTCTCAATTTTTGAGCGCAAAGTAGTGAGCACGGATTTGGACTTGGATAAGACCATATTATAACGTGTCAAGGCGTAAGATTCAAGAAAAGTGATGAAATCATGGATTCGATCGAAAGATATGTTTGTCATACCTGTGTTGTCATCTCCAAGGATAAGGAGGACGAACTCATCAATTTCAGTGTGAGTGAAACCGAATTCGAGCATGGCATCAATTATAAGAAATAGATTGCCAAAGGAATCGAGATATTGGGTATTGTATAAACCAGAGGGTACTCCGCAAAAAGAGCGGCGATAAGCAAATCCATCAGGAAGAAGGAAAGTCATGTTGTTGTACCATGTGTGAAGGAATGTAAGTAAATTATTCATTCTTAAATACATGTGGTGTTCATCAAGATCAGGATATTCAGGGTATTCATAGGTCGGCTGATATCCATTGTTAATTACTATCAGGCTTCGAAGGAAGTCAGTGTAAAATATATCAGTTATGACGCGAGGTAATCGTTGATCATAGCTGGACCAATCTAATGAGAAGAAGGTCGAATAGGAGCGAGCTAGGCGTTCAATGTGATGGTTTGAACCACGAATGGTTTCTAATCCATACATAATGCAACACGAGGGTTTTCGGGCTTGAATGAGCAAAGGAAATGTAAGCATCAATTCAATAATGATAAAAATATCATCAACAGCGTAAACGGGTCGAACTTTTAATGGTCCTGTTCGTTTCGAAATGTGGTTGCGAGTGAACAATAACGTCGGGTAGTCATTGAAGAAATCATTGGCTCTAGAGATGTAAGTTTGAACTTGTTCATCTGTTAAGCTTGAATCATTTAGATCAAAATCTAGGATGGAGGGTAATCCATGTAATTTGATCATGTGGACTAAAGTGCGAGCATTCTCATAAGTGGCATTATAAAAATAGCCTTTTGAAGAAGGGAGATTTGAGTATTCTTCAGGGTGAGAATATTTCGCATGAGCTTTCTGTTTGAAAGAATAGCGGTTGTGATAGCCGGTTCCAGTTACGAGAGGGGTATCGCAGTATTGTGTGTCAACAAAATGAAGCGGAAGGTAAGGCTTCGTGTCAAGAAAGCGATGTATGTGAGATAAAACATCTTCTTTTCTGGATTGATCAATCGGGTCAGAAGGTTTCTGTTCTTTGTTGAAGTCAGAAAACGTAGCTTCTACGGTGCCGAGAGGTCGACAGTAACTGTTAACTACTGGTAGATATTCAGGATAACGAGTATAGATTAATTTGAATAATCTAGAGTCGAGTGGATATCCGAATGAGTTAACATAGCTGGATTCAGGCAGTGCAGCGGTTTCGTACGGTGAAACTGTCTGTGGCGCATCATCAGGTTCGTGAATTACATGTCCATAATGGTACATGAGAGGTAATAACTTAATTCCAGAAGCAGGTTGACGTGAGTCAGGAATAGGAGCAGCATCTAAGGGAATAGGTTGGTGCAACTCATAAGGTTGGTGCTTAAGGGCGTTATCAGTGCGATAGGCTTCAACGAGAGTTGAATATTCTTTATTAAGAATAAGAAACTTCGTGCGGTAGTCAGGGTCATAACGAACGTTATGATAATAACGGCGGAAGTCTGGATCTTGGCTAATTGCAAGAGTCGCAGTAGGGTCACGGTTTGAAGACTGGTAAGCCTTCAATTCTTGTTTGAGGCGAGTCAGGCGTTCGAGTAGGTAATTGCGAACTGCGTTGAAAGGCATGGTTGGGACGTTGGGAGTAAAATAATCAGAGCAGGGGTTGTGAAAACTTGTTGATTTTAGGTGAATGTGAATTCTTAATTTTTAAAGCAGGGCCG